ATAGCTCCATCTAAATCAAACTTATCTCTGGTAAAATTAGAGTATTGAAATACATCATTAGCACTTGCAGCTTGAAGTTGTGTCTTACCTAATGCACCCTCTATCTCTCTTGTAAATGCAACCTCATAACTGTTCGGGTCTATAACTGGTCTTAAGTTTTCAAAGTTCATAAAATCTTTTCCAAGGCTTCTTTCAAATCCTTCTATTGATGCACCTACTCCATTAGGTCCAGCTCTTTGAATATACTCATCATACTTTTGAGAGTATGTGTTAAAGTTATTTAACATTATCTCTGTCTGGCTTTGAACGTTGGCTCTTTTTCTGTAAAAATCTTCTTCTGTAATATTACCAGATTTAAGTTGATTGGTAAGATTAAGCATAGCCGCTGAAACCTGAGTAGAATAATCTGACATAAAACTATTAAAAGCAGTATTTTGACTTACTGGTCTATCTGCTAAGGTTTTATAAAACTCACGATTAGTTTCTTCAATGTCAGCTTTTCTTTTCTTTCTATCTGAATCTATAGCTGCTAACGACTCAGTTGCTTGTTTAGTGATAGCTCCCCAATCTACTACAGTGGGTTCATCGCTTCTAACATATCCATATCCTACTGGCATAATATTATTTTATATTTGACTTGGTTGTCTTAGTGATTGAAAATAATCTACACCACTAATCCCTTGGGGAAATATAGGGGCGTTTAAACTTGCTTGATTAGATGTAAATGCACTAAAAGGACTTCCATATAAATTAGGAACATCAGGTATAGGTTGGTTAAAAGCAGTCATTGGTTGACCTGTTATAGATAAATCCATTTGAGGGTCTATAAATCTGTCAAACTGAGCGCCTGGAGGAACACTTGGTTTTGAACCGCTAAATAATTTTGCTTGTCCAGCCAGCGTTGTTCCAGCTCCAATAGCCTGTTGAATACCTGCTTGTGTAGCAGTTGCAGCCGCTTGTCTTGCTTCTGCTGCCATTTGTTGCTGACCCCTAGCTTCTGCTAAATCTAAATTAGCTCTTGCTCCTTGCAGTCTTGATTCCTCTCTTGCAGCTAATTCATCTAACCTTTGCATTTCTTGTGACATTGCAGCTCTTTGCTGTGCTTGTCCAGCTTGTTGAGCTTGTAAAACCCTACCTGCTGTAGCTGCTGCACCTCTTGGGTCGCCTTCTACACCGGCTTGTAACGCTGAAGCTCCAGCTTGTAACATTGCTTCACGCTCTAATTCATAAGGTTCTTTAGCAATTGAGAGTCCTGCCAAAGCATTAACAGATAATTCTCTTCTTGCTTGTCCTAATGCTTTTGCTGCTTCTCTTTGAGCTTCTCTTTCTTTATCTCTTTGCTTTTTTGCCTGGCCAAAACTAAATATTGAGCCAGCAGCTTGAAGACCAACAGATATTAATGGTAATAATAAAGGTGCTGCCATAATTTTTTTATAATTACAAAGATACTAATTTTTACGGATAGCTTTTCATTACATCGCTCTCTACTGCAAACAGTTCCGTAGCTTGAGTATTAAAGTTTGTTATAGTAAATATACAATAATGTCCTAGTAAACCATGAGATTCAGCTTCAGAACTTTTTATAAACATAATGTATGGGTTATTTAATGGAAAAGCCACAGTGTTTGCAGAGGTTGTGCTTACTATTAATTCATTTATTCCGTTTTGTAAATCTACATTTATTTGTGTTACAATACCACCATAAGAAATTTCAGTGTATTGAGGTAGAGAATGGTATACATAATCACCTACACTTATAAAATTACCTATAGATACTAGTGGGTTTGTAGAAAAACTAAGAATAGTTGTCCCCGCGTTTACAGCTACATTAGATGTTTTTCCAATACCATTAGCAGACCTCATTGCATATTGTCCTTCAAGTGCAGGCACTTCACCTCTTTGTCTAAGATATGCAAACCAAGCTCCTTCTTTCTTTTCAAACCAACCATCTTCCATAAAACCATTTATTTGTATATCAGTTTCTAAATAAGATTCCCAAGCATCATTTGATTCTAAATTTAAAGTTTTAAACACTTTATTTTCTAGTGGGTTCTGATTAAACACACTTGTTATTTGTGAATTAAATTGTTCACCATAGTAATTATTTCTTAACTCATTAGTGTTGTGTTGATATAAGTTACCTCCTTTAAAAGTGTAAAAGAAATTATTCATTCCTATCATATATTCTGGTATATAAGAATAAAATGATGGCCAACCTTTAGAGTTTTCGCTATAACTTACTGTCCATTCTGTATCTACTGGAGAAGGTATAGGGGGAACAACACTCGTAGGCACTGGACTTGGAGTAGGAGGCGATGGTGTAGGAGGCGAAGATGGATTACAATCCGTATTAAATCTTAAATTATTTTCTCCTAAAAAGTATGCTCCATTTGTAGATGTTGGATATAAGGTTTGATAACTTATGACACCAAAGTCTTCATTTACATTTAAGGTTATTGTTCCTGAATAAAAATCATAAGTGTTTCCATCTAGTCCTGTAGCATTTAATTCTAATTTTGTTCCTGTATATGAAATTAAATTTTCTTTTCCATTGTTTAAAAAAGCAATTGGCCACTCTGCTGGTACACCTGTTATTTGATACACCCCAGTGTTAACCCCATAAACTCCCCATACTCCATTTATTACATAATATCGAACTGTAATGCCTTCAAAATCCCCTATAGTTGCAGTTCTACTAAAGACTGTAAGATTGTTAGTAAAACTTAAGCAAAAATCTGCTACACCGGGTGGAGTAGGCACGGGTGTTGGTGTAGGTGTAGGCGCTAATGCTGTAGCACAGGTAGCACAATCACTATAAATAGGAATGTTTGCAACATCTAAATAAGATATATTACTTGTGCTCACACCATTTGTCCAACAAATAGATTGATAAGCCAAAGTATTAGGCCATGCAGTAAAGCTTGATGGAGCTCTAAATATTTGTTTTTGAGTTGCTACATTACAATTCTCATATTCATAATAAACATACCCTTCTAATGGGTCAGGATTAGCATCACCACATTTAGTTTCACAGTTTTGTTGTACATCATAATATATACCATAAACAGAGGTTGGTAAAATTGTTGAACCTTTTTCTAAACAATAGTTTTTAATTTCGTTTGCTGGAACTTTTATATTTATTTTTTCTCCATCATTACAAACCACTGTCCACGTACATTGACCATTCTCGTCACCTATTTGGTCAATAGGACATGAAAAACTAAAAAGAGCACCAGCCATAAAGAGATTATTTGTTTACAAATTTACAAAATTAATAGTTACCTATTTAATTTACCATCCACTCCTTGACCAAGTTATAAAACCCATTGTTAGGGTATTTACATATATTGTGATTTGGAAAAGTTCTTTTGTCAAAAAGGGGGTCAACACTATAATGGGCAAAAAAATGTTTATCTTCATTATAAGTGTTAAAGTTGGGTATGTAAGTATTGTTATCACCAATCATTTTTATTTTATTGTTATGACACACAATAGATAAAGCAGTCATACAACTCCACCATTTCCAAGTAGGCTCTTCTTTTGATTCTACAATCTGTTCAGCTACAGATATAATTTCATCTATAATATTTTTCAAAACTTTAACTTTAATAAATATAGGAACAAACCCTCCATTCATATACTGTCCATCTTCGTGTTTTAAATAAGGTTTTATTTTATTATAGTTCTGTTTACTTGAGTTTGCTATAAACATGTGCCAGTCTTCATATCCATCATAACATACTATAGAATTATCATCAGGCAAAATACCAGTATATGGTTTTAAACTTACCATATCCATATCACATATAACCAATATATCATCATCATTATAATATGGCAACAAAGGTTTTAAAGAAGAAATAACATTAATAACAATACAATTATCATTTCTGCTTGACACATAATTCCAGATAGGTGGACAAATATAATGAGGTAACCCTTTTAAATCCCAATCAATTGAATTATATATAGAGCTATCTCCAGTGTTTTGTTTCACCACTGTAACTAAACTATTAAACATAGCTTTATCTTTGTATGATTTTTTTTGAGCATACGCCCAAAAATTAGCCATCCATTTGTATCGGTTATCAACTATTGCGCTTGGAATAAATCTTATCATTTTTTTATAAACGTATGATACTTAAAGTGGTCTTCACTTAAATGTATGTTTAATTTTTTGTTTTCTTTTTCTAAATAATAATCATTATTTTTATCTAACAGTTCAAATGTATTATTAAAATTGAACAACACTTCCTGTCCTGAAGCATATAGATTACAATTAAAATTCAAATAAGAGGACCTATAATATAAATCGTGAACAAAGTAGTCACGTGGATGAGCATCAAGTAATTCAACGTTTTCATTTTTAAAATCATCATAAAAGTACCATTCCATATATTTATTTATCTCTTTCATATACTGGTCTATAGAATTAAATCTTTCAAACTTTTTCCACAAAGATTTTTTTAAATAAAAACAACTACTAAACAAAGAAAAATTATCAGCAGGATATTTAAAAAATATACCATCTCTGTTAGGATATTTTTTTATTAAATCACCAACGTCATTTTTTAATTGAAAATCATAATGTATACTAAAAACTCCTTCACCTTCTACAAGCTGATATCCTTTTTTAAATTGATTTAAAATAGCATAAGGAGCAAAGCTACCGTATGGTGTGTAAGTATCATATTTTTCATAAGGACTATGACAGGCGTGGTATAAATTATATTTATGCCAATCTTTAGGAGTTACAATTTCATTATCTTCTATCCAAACATATCCATCAGATAATTTAAAAGCTTCATAATTAAAGTAATGGTCAACAACAATTGCTTTATAACCAAATTTTTTTATTGACTCTATACACTTTAATAATAACTCTAAACGTGTAGGATTGTCTGAGTGAGCTGTTATTAAAAAATTAAATTTTTTCATTCAACACTCTAACCAACTTTTGTTATCAACTGTCCACTTAATGGTTTTTTCTAATGTATCATAAACCTTGTTTGGAGACCATCCAGCTTTTTCCATTTTATTACCATCAAGAGCGTATCGTAAATCATGCCCAGGTCTAGAAGAATGAAAATCAATAATTTCATATTTTAATTCTTTACCTAAAACTTTAGCTATAAATTTTGCTAAGGATAAATTGTCTATTTCTTCTGCTCCTACTATATTATATTTAGGACATTTAATACCAGTGTCATCAGGAGTAGATGGTGTAGAATTAATTAATAAAAAATGTAGTGCGCTCGCAACGTCTTTAGCGTGTATATAATGTCTACTTCCTGCTTCTGTTTTTTCTTTATTTCCGTGTATCCATATTTTATTGTTATTTAAAATATTATTAATACACATTGGAATAAATTTCTCTGGATGTTGTCTCTCACCAAATACATTCATAGTATGTGTTATAATATTTGGCATTTTATATGTGTTTTCAAAAGCAACAACTAACTCCTCTGCTCCTGCTTTAGAAGCACTATATGGATTAGTTGAATTATATCTATCATTCTCTTTATACTTTACGTCTCCTGGAGCTGGCCCAAACACTTCATCTGTACTGAAATATACAAACTTATCTAAACTGTCTATAGATTTAGCGTATTCAAGAATATTGGCCGTTCCTACTACATTATCCATAACAAACTCCATAGGATAATCTATACTTCTATCTACGTGTGAACCGGCAGCCAAATGCGCTATATAATTAATATTGCCTATAGCTGAAACTATTTGTGAATTTAATGGAGCTTTTAAATCGTGATGTACAATTTTAACTCTATTAATATCTTTACGACCGCCTACTACTTCTTGTAATCTATTTAAATTTCCACTAAAATCAAGTCTATCTAAAGATACAATTGACCAGTCAGTGTTGTCTAATATATGCTCTATAACGTGATGAGCTATAAACCCTGCTCCACCTGTCACTAAAATTGATTTACTCATGATTTATATACCCAATCTTTTAATTGATAATGAACATAAAAGTTTCTAAAAAAAGCACCACCGAAAGAATCTGTTCTTCCGTGTTCACAAACTGCTGATTCATATAATATCATATCTCCAGGTTGAGCATAAACTTTATACCACTCTCCATCGTGACCTTGTATGTCTAAGGGCCAATCATCTGCATATTTTTTATTTTGACAACCACATCTTAAATCTTTATCTACTATAATAATTGATGAAACGTGATGAGTAGCAATTCTATCTACGTGTGGTGTTAATGTAGCGCCTTTTGTATACGACCTTATACCATAAATAAATGAAGGCGTTAAAGACTCTTTTATCCAATCCTCGTGTGTCTTTAATAATTGCTGATGAATTAAAGTTCTTACACTTGGCAAGTGGTCAAATGACATAATCTCAGAATCACCACCTACTATAAATTCTTTTTTTCCATCAAATTCTTCTGTTTGTTTTTTATCTTTTAACAACTCATAGGATTCACTTATTAAGTTCCAGGTTTCTTCTGGACATTTCATTAAACTAAAACCATTATCAGTAAATCTTGGAAAGTCATCTATAGTAGTAAACTCTTTTTTTTCTATTGACTTTTTTAAGTTTTGAGCTTCTGAAGCTTTAACTATATAAGATTTATTCTGCATTCCTTCTACTATTTCAGTCTCTTCTATTTTCTGCACAGGTTTTTCTTTTTGAGAATCATAATACATTTTTTCATCACCAGCACCATCCCAGCCTTTTTCTCTCCACCAAGATGTTACAATGTATTTTTTACCCTCATCTACAGTTACACCCTCATGAAGATATTGCTCTTGTACTTTACCATCTTTTAAATTATACCACCATAAAGCTTTGCCTGTTTCAGGCTGTACGGTTTTTTGTAGCGTAGGAAAGTGAGTGCCTCCCCCTACAAAATCTTGGTTTAAATATATCATTAAAGTGTGTGTTCTATTTCCAGAAGCTTTACAATGCATATCATAAGCAGCACCACTAAAAAAATCATTATGGGGTTTAAAGTACTGACCAGGTTTATATAATTGTCCTTGGATAGCTTCTCCTTTAACTGGTTCTAAACCTAATGTATTAGCTATTTTATTTTTAATCTTAGACATTATTGGGGTGTTCATGTCTAAATTTGATGTGCTTGATGTTCTATGGTCAGTAACATCTGTTCTGTCTGTACCCCCCACAACTACTGATGAACGTGAATGGTTAGTGTCAATCATTTTAATAAGTTCTTGACACTCCTCAGGTGTAATAAAATTATGTATTTCCTCCATTTGATTTGATTAAATTTCAAATAAAGTTAATGATAATTATTTAAAATGAAAAACTATGGACAATTAGTAACTGTACACGACAATGTAAATGTAGAACCGTTCCAGTATCTATAAAAGTTTCCATTATTATAATATCCTGCTAAAGCTCCTCTATCACAATTTGGAGTTCTATATAATGCTGTCGCAGTACATAAATCAGTTGTATTCGCGTAGTAAAATTCATAGTTGTTACATACAATCTCATTTACGCTTGGTACAAACTCCAAACTTACAAGACTACAAGATGAGCTTGGAACTGGTGTCGGCGCTACTGGCACTGGAGTTGGCACTGGCACTGGTACAGGTACTGGCACTGGAGCAGGTGTTGGCGAAACTGGCACTGGTACAGGTACTGGCACTGGAGCAGGTGTTGGCGTAGGTATCGTTGCCTCACAAGCTGTACAATCTGCATAATTAGCAACCGGAACATTTGAGTTTATTGGTCCTACAGCATCTTGTACTTCATAACATAATCCATCATTCATTTTTACTGAAGTAAATGGAGATAAAACAGAAGTTGAAGCTATCTCAGTGTAAATTCCAACACTTCCATCACATCTATCTATTAAGTAATAATAAACAGATTGAGTTGGCACTGGTACTGGCACTGGCACTGGTACTGGTACAGGTGTCGGAGTTGGTGGGTTTTGACAATCTAAACAAAGGTTGAATGACGCATATAAAGTATACGAACCATCAACTCCTGAACCAGCGTTTGAATCAAAAGCAAAACACACCGACCCGCTTTTTAAAACATTAGGGAAAGTAGTGCCAAATGGAGCGCTTACGTCTAATAAGTTACTAGGGTCGTCACAATCTAAGTATCTTCCAAATATTGTAGTTGGTGACGGAACTGGCGCAGGCACTGGAGTTGGCACTGGTACTGGTACAGGTGTCGGCGTTCCACAAGTAAGGTTTCCAGCAGAACAACCACCAGAAGTTATAGCTGTAATACTTACACTACACACACCTGTAACACCACTAGTTTGAATAATCTCAAAACATTCAGAACCACTTCCACCTGGCCAAGACGGACAACTACCTCCACCTCCACTAATTTGAATTTGGAAATTGTTTGGCAATCCACTTGAACCTACTACAGTTACATTATACTCACTTGAATCTACACAACTTCTAATTCTAATATCTTGCGTTGCTACAGGAACTGGTGTTGGTGTTGGCGTTGGCGTTGGAGTTGTTGCACAACTCGTTATAGCCTGAACAACACCGGTAGAAAGAATTAAATATTTATCGTTTGAAGGTTGAGGTAAAAGTCCAAGTGTGTTTGAAATACTATACCATTCTAACCCTCCATTAAATACTGTTGTTTTAGAAGAGTTAGCATATAATGTATCACCAACTATAATCTGACCAACCGATGTTCTGTTAGAGAAAACAAAGTAGTCTGTTCTAGCATTACAAGCCGCAGCTTCTGTATAACCTTGTTGTGGTAAACCATTAATAAACATTGATGGATTTTCACAATCGAAACAATTATTAAAACTTGTTAAAGACTCAACACTTATCGTTGATGTACCGGTTGTGGATTGTGGGCTTGAATAACAAATATTATTATATTCAACAAAGCTTGGCCAAGTAGCTGTCGTAGATAATTTTCTAAATATTTGTGTTGTACTAGTTTGACACTCAGTATATACATTATATTCATATACTGGCGCTGGCGCACAACCACCACAACTTGAATCAACTGAATTTAAACTAACAGTTGAATCAAAAGACGTTGCTGCATTATCAATTATTTCCCAACAATCTGTATTCGTAAACCCTGGGTTAGGCCCTGATGCTGCTCCTGTTATTTTAATTGCTAATCCATTAGCAAGTGTTGGAGCAGTTAAAATACCTCCCTGTACTCTTACATTATATGTAGGCGTTGTAGTTCCACATTCTCTAATCTCTACATCTTGGAAATTAGCGGTTGGAGTTGGAGCGGTTGGAGTTGGTGTTGGAGTACAATCAACTATTGCGTCAACCTCACCATTTGAATTTATTAAAAACGCATATCCGTTATCTAGCTCTGGGTAATGACCATTTACATTTGTTACACCATACCATTTTAAACCACCATTAAATATATTAGATAGTGAGCTGTTAGTGTAAAAAATATCATTAACCTGAACCGATGCAACATTTGCTCTCAATGTGTATATAGAAACTGAGGTTTGTAATACACATGCAGCGCTAGATGAACTTTGACCAAGGTTAACGTTGTTAGTTGAAAACAATTGTGTTCCTGAAGGAGGTGTTGGTACTGGCACTGGTACTGGCACAGGTACTGGTGTTGGTACAAGTAAACAATCTGAACAATTATTATAACTTAGTAAACCTGCAACATCCACTAAAGATGGTGTGCTAGTAGAAGATATATTTTCCCAACAAACAGTATTATATTTTACTACCGTAGGAAATGACCCCCCTGATACAACTCTAAATATTTGTGTATTACCAGTGCCTTGACAATCTGCATATTCTCTATAATCATACGAAACTGTAGGCACAGGTACTGGCACTGGTACTGGTACAGGTACTGGCACAGGTACTGGTACTGGTGTAGGTGTAGGACCAGGCACTGGTGTAGGTGTAGGACCAGGTACTGGTGTAGGTGTAGGACCAGGCACTGGTGTAGGGACTGTTCCACAATCAGTACAATTAGCGTAACTTGATAATCCATTAACATTAACTGTTGATGTTAAACCTGTTAATTGAGGGTTTCCATAACAAATACTATTATATAAAACTGTAGCTGGAAAGCTTCCCCCAGTTACTATTCTAAAAACTTGACTTCCGCTTCCTGCACATTCGGAATATATTCTATAATCATATACTATTGGAGTTGGTACTGGTGCTGGCGAAGCACAATTAGGACAAGTAGTTTCAGCAAATAAAACACCTGAAGCCTGCTGCCTATATATTGACTCGTCAGAATACCATCCATCAGGAGCAAAAGAAGTTAATGCTGCATCTAAATATAAAGCAGTGGCTGAAGCAAAATTTGCTGAGCTATAATAATATGTTCCTGTTGCTGCCATTTACAATTTTACAAAGTTAACCATTTATGTTGAACATCTAGAATCTCCACATCCTGCTACTTGAACTGTTACTTCTCCGCTACTACCAGTACCTCCGACTGCATATAAAGATGCACAACCTTGTACAGTTCCTCCAGATGAGTATTGAACTTCATCTCCAACAACAATTCCTAATGTTTGATTTGCTTTTAAATATACCGCTTGCAAGCTTACACAATCAATACCTAAGAAGTAATCATAAACTGGAATTACTGGTGTTGGTGCTGGCGCTGGTGCTGGTGTAGGTGTAGGTGTAAATGTACAGTTACAACACGCATCAAATAAACTTGTTGAAGAATAACATAATTCTTGCCCAATAGAATTTCTTAAATCATATACTAAATATAGTTTGTTTCCTCCTGCAGGTAAACCAAAATCAGCGCTATATAAATTAGGAGCGCCAGTAGTGTTTATTGGAGTAGCTTGTACTGATGCAGCTAATAATATATTTATATCAGTAGGATTATTTTCATATAAGGCATCCGTTCTTAGATATCTAAATTCATTTTCATTAGGGTCAAACTGAAAGTTATCAAAATTAATTTTATTCGACCTCATTGTAATTGTTGAACCATCAGGCGGTATTATATTAGAGCCCTGAGGTCCTTCTAATTCTCTATATTGAGAAACAATAGGGTCGTTAGGGTTGGATATAAAAGTGACTAAATCTGTTTGAGTCGGTGAAGTAACAACTGAATCTGTCCAACTAAACTCAGTATGAGTAAACTGACCAGCGTTAGCATTAGTACTTAAAGTAATACTATAAACACTAAACAACTCTTCTTCTGGACATTTAACTGTCACTTGTATTGTATCGTCTACAACAGCATTCGAGGTTACAATTAAAACAACTTCAGTTGGAGTAGGATTTGGTTTTGGAAATTTTAATGTTCCACTCTGATAAACCAATCCTGTCGTGTATGTAACTCCATCATATATAGCTTGTATTGTATATCCAGTTCCAGAGACTTGACCTTCCGTTTCCAAATCTACACCTGCTTCTGAAACTATTTGTTGTTCTGTTCCCTCTGTTACAATTAAGTCAGTGTTCTCAAAGGGTATTACATAATCTATTTCAACGTAGTACAGTTTTGATGGAGGTCCTACATCTTCCCCAATTTCAACACAGTATACAAATTCTTGCCCAGCAATAATTGTGATATTTTTTGTTACACCACAAGCTGTACATAATTCTGTTTCAGGTTTTACAATTGTATTTGTCGTAAAGACATACTCTTGCATATAAGGGTCATAACCCCCTAGTTTTTGTGTTGCTGAAGCTTCTGCAAATAAATCTCTAAACCAGCTTCGCATACCCTCATTAGATATAACCGTAAGTATTTCGTTTTGAGCTGAGCTTCCTGTTAATTTAATAACTACATTTCTTTTAGCATCGGTAAAAAATTTATTTTGTCCAAATACAGCAAAACTTTCTGGGTGATTACTAATACCATACTCTTCAATCCTAGCTATTTGCGTCCCTAACACTTCAGGTACAGATGTAACTACTCCACCTCCAGTTGAGTCTGATAATATATTTTTGCCAGCAAGTACGTAAGATATTTTATCTTCTTGTAAAACAAGTATATCTGTTTCTCTTGCATACAATATTTCTACATCACCATACGTTTCTTCTAATGGTTTAAAATTTACTAAACCTAAATTGAACTCATTAAGTCTATTTACATTTGATTCATCATTAAAAACACCACTGTATGTTAAGTCAGCAAATCTATGTGCTTTTTTATATTCTTCATTTGATGTAGTAAAGACCCTATTACCTAAACCAAATGATTTAGCTTTTATCGAATCTCTTATTTTATAACTTTCAACTCCATTTCCAAATGTAAAACAGTTTATAAATCCAGTATTTATTTTACCTGATTGATTTGAAGTTTGATTTTGAACATTACCTAAATGCAAACCATTGCTTATGTCGTAAGACTCACTGTTTTCATACCATACATCCGGTAAAGCTTCTTCAGGTTCTGTTTCAAATATATAAGTGGAATCAGCTCTATATACTGTAAAATTAACTTCGACTCTTGCTTTTTCATTATCTTCTGACCCACATCCCGATGGTCCTGATACTAATAAGTAAATTAAATTATTTCCACTTGGGTCTTGAGTACTTGTATCTTCATATATTCTGTAATAAAAATTTTGTGAAGGTGCTCCTGCTGTAGAACCAAATAAGTTTGCGTCTCTTAATTCTTGATTTGTTTTATTATTACCTGATGAAGGCGATGCTGCATTAGAAACTTGAGGAGTTATAAATATATTTCCAATAGGATTAACACTGTCTTGAGTTCCAGAAGATAAAACACTAGATATGTTATCACCAGTAAACCAATTAGCCATATTATCATAATCCCTGGATGCTGTAAATGTTTTTTCTAATAAATAATTTCTTTTTTGACATGGATTATTACCTGTTCCTTCCCTTGTCATTTCAATTGTCATAATTATTCTAGTGCCTACTGGAACATCATATACATCATAAACATCTGTTAGAGGAGAAGCGTAGTCTACAGTAGTAAATAATTCATAAGCAACAACTGGGTATTTAAAAGATTGATTTGCTGTTTTTACATTATTTGATGTTGGACCAACAACTGCATCATTTGCTTGGACAGATGCAAAATTGCTAGCATTAATCTTCATATACGTTCCACCAACTACATCTACTTTAGTTCCTGCTGAATCAAATATTTCTAAAAACCCTGCAGTTTGTGTTTGTTTCTCAAGAACAGTTGCATAAACACATCTATTTAAAGCGCCTCTTGAATCACCTTTAACAATTAATCTATCTCCTGTTTCAACCTTATTAGCGCTTTCACCATCTAATAAAAAATAACTAGCTTGAGTAGTTGGGTCATAATAATTTATATTACTATAAATAGTATCATAGTTAGTTGCAGTTGGTTTTATAACAAACTTATATTTAGTCGCCCACGATGGAGCAATTTGAGTTGGAGGTATATCTACTTGAATATAATTACGAGAAGATGACACACTACAAGGTAAGTTTACAGAATTGAAAGGACTAACCTGAGCTGTTGAAGCTCTATTATAGTCATCCATATAAACCATACCAATTTCATATCCTCTGTTACTATGTAAACTTCCTATTGAAGGACTTTCTTGAAACCTTACATTAACCTCAACAACTCTCCAATAAGCATATACTGATGAAAAAGAAACTGGGTCGGCGTATTGAGCTGCATTTAATTGTATTCCAAATCTATTTGCATTTCCTTCTAATGGAGGTGGTAACACTCCTAATGGTTCACCTGCTGAAGGTGAGGATGGAGTTGCATTTGTTCGACCTGATTGTAGTAAATTTGTAAAATTATTATCAAAAGCAGCTGGTAAACTAATATTAAAAACATCAGTCATTGTTCTTCCATTACCAGCATTAGCCACCGTTTGAATAGTAGTTGCAGTTCCTATTTTTTCTTGAAAGTCATCACTTGCTACTAAGTCAGCTACCGTGTTATAACTATCAATTAAAGTATAAGACCATGTAAAAAAGTTTGTCGCAACTGGCGGAACTGGAGTTGGAAGTCCTGTCACAGCATTTGCAGAATACCCGTAGCCAATATCAAAAGTAAGTGTAGCACCTGGTATTAATTTGTTTTCAGGTTGTAAAATACCCGAAGGTAAAAGCGTTGATAAATCAACATAAAAAGCACTATCATCAATTGATACCGTTGAGCCATAGGTATATTCAGGGCCGATAAAAGCATCTGAAATTAAATCTTCTGAAGTAATTAACTCAGATAGTAAATTTGCAACAAAAGTAAAGTTTACTTTAGCTCCCGAATTATCTTTTAAATCATATCCTTCAAAATAATTACCGTACACTAATCGATTTCCCATTAATGTTTGAGATTTTGCAAGCTGAGGCACGTTGTCGTAGAGCCTTAATATTTCCGAGTCAGGTAGTACTGTAAATATCTTTCTATCTGTAAAAGCTATTGTTCTATCTTGGTTGTTAGTAAACCCTTCTTGTTGTTTGTTAAAAGTTTCAACTACTTTAATTACATTAGAATCCGCTTCTTTAAATAAAACTTGAACATCTGTTACTTTACTGCTACCAGTGTTAAATGTAATATTACACGCATTTTTAGTATTTATCATTCCTTCGTTTAAAAAACTATTGGAACTAAAATTAAATGGACCTGGAACAAAAGAAGGTTCGCTAAATTGTGAAATAGCTGAATACTCATCGTTAGCATACTTGTATCTGTACGCGAAACAAATAAATTTATCTTGCAAATATGCGTCTGTAATACTTGCTACGTTAAATGGCTGTATTGTTGGAGCGCTTGTAGGAGGTTTTTTAATAACTAAAATTTCATCTTCATTAAAATCATCTGTAAGTACAGCAGGCCTAGGGTCTCCATAATTTTGATTTATATTAATTACTCTTGGCGCGTTGTAATTATCAGTAAAAAATAAAAGATTATCTATTTTATCTACACCTGTAATTAAAAAGTTTGGATTAAAATTTAAAGTTGTGTTTATACCATCACCATTGTCTATACTAATAACGTGATATATTAACTCTCCAGTTTCAACGTCAAAAGAAACAATTAAATCTAATTTACCTGTAGCTCCTTGAGTAAATGCAGGGTCATGAACAAACCAATAAACCACTAAATTTGCTCCATCTTCAAATGCCCCAATACATCTAGCTTGAGAACTTAGTTTTGTTCCATCAACATATTGTAGTTCTGTTAAAGGAAGGTTTCCTTTAGAATTTTCAACAGCACCAATCTCAGAATCTTCAGTAGAACCAAGCCTAACATTTACAGCATTTATATACTCTCCATTTGGGACAAGCCTTTCATCAAGGCTTTTATTCATTCGGCCCGCTATAAAATTTCTTTGAATGTTTGCCATTTTATTTTAACCACTTATCTTCACCTCTAAGATTCATAAGCAATCTACTAGGATGAATGTTACTTAATCTGATTTTAGCATTTCTTAATAAAGCTTGTTTATTTTTTCTTGCTCTATTAATGATATACTCTTGTACTCCAAATTTACTGTTTAAAATAGCATATTGTATATAAGCATATATATATTCTTCAAATAATTTGTTTACACTTATTTTGGAGTCATCACCATTTTCCATTCCATCAGATATATATTGTAATACACACTGTTGGTTTGCCATAGTGGAATCAAAATTAATAACACCAGCTTTTTTATCTATAGTAAACGTAGGGTTTATATTAGCTGTTTCAGTATTTAAACCATATCTAGCTCCTATTCTATAATTGTATATATCACTGTCATAATTATATACATTAGGATTTACATTCTCATCTATTTCATCATTTAAATATATACTCCTTAATGACCCGTTTTTTCTTTCTGTATCTAAAGTTGAATCAACCTCTGTTGCATTACCATCACCATCATAAGTAAATGAAGCTGTAGCAGATTGTATATAAGAGACAGCTGATTGTACTTGAATATTTTCTGTTAATTCTCTTAAGACATTATCTTTTAACAAATATAACTTTACCCAATTTACATAATCAGCAGGTAAAACAAATCTTAAGTCATCATACACTTGAAGTTCTAAATTTTTAATTTCTTTAAAAGCATCATAGTTTAATTCTTGTATACCACGTTTTGCATGAAACAATATTTTAAATCTATTTTCATTGTTAATTAACTCATGGTTTCCAGCATACATTAACTGAAAATTTTTAACAATATCTTCTAAACCAACATATTGATAAGAACCCCAATTTTCATCCGTAGGATTTACACCATCATTAGTATAATATTTTCTTTGATTTATATATCCCATAATTATAAATTAGTTTGATTTTGTTGTTGGTCTTCTATTTGTCCAAATTGAAACACGTCAGCTTCTCTAATTGATATTCCTGCGTATTGCAATATCTTAGCTACTAAATTATTTGAATCATCAATAGGCAATTCAAAGTCTTGGTAATCCGCTTGTGTTTGGTCAAACAATGGTTCACCTCCATATAACGTTACATAAGTCCATTTAGGGTCTAAAGGATATCTTATGTACTGAGCTTGAATGTCATTTACTCCATTAAATGTATTTGGATAAATTGTTATTTCATCTGCTTCTTGAGTATAAGCAGGGAACGTGTTAGATGGAGACGTAAGAAGCGAACTGTTTAACATAGTAATTTTACTATGAGTTACTTTTTCAGCTTCACCTTTTAATGTACCTCCAGAAAAACACAATACTTTATTTAGTAAATAATAATCAGAACCTGTTGTAGATGCTGAAGGAACATAATAAACGTTTTGAGTTTTTTGAGTAAGGAATGATGTGATTGAAAAAGTGTCTATAACTTCTTCATATCCCTTTTTAATATCAGCATATCCCGTTCCAGATATTCTTGCATTCTCTTCATTAATTTGCTGATTATATCTTATGAAATATTCGTCAAATATATCTAACTGAGCTTGTTTAGCAAATAAATTAAAATCACCAGGAGATATATATCCGTAGTTATTTTTATTGATAATAGCAAGGACAGTATTTCTTACAGAATTTATCATTTGAAAATCTTTTTACAAAGATACATAAAATAAAAAAGCACCTAGGAATTAGGTGCTTTCTCGCTGTCGATAGTAAAGGAAGGATTAAATCTTTTATGCGACTGCAATTCCACTTACTGCATAAGGTAGGTTATCTACATTATACGATGGGTTTGTCCATGAAGTAGTTAATGCTGCTACTACTGCATCTTGAATTGCATCTCTTTGCGTTTCATCTCCTGCACCTGCTGTTGCATGAGTAATCGTAGTTACTTTTCCACCACCATAAGCAATTGTTACTGTAGTAGTAGATGCTTGCTCTATTAACACAATATCACTAATAGCTACCAATTGGTATTGCTCATTAGTTACTGGAATATTTAAAAATTTTGTCATTGTAAAAAAATTAATAGTTAAACTTAAAGCACAAAGTTACGAATTTTTTGCTAACGCTTTTAAATGTTTAAAAGACTCTAAACCATCATCACTTTGAAAGTAAGAACCTATTATAAATAAAGGGTCTTCACCGTATGGTATATTACACATTTTCTTTTTATTTGAATCTGTGTTAAACCACACCTCTTTCTTATTGTTTCTTAACTGTATTAGATTTTTATCTAAAATGTTTTGAATATCAGCATTAAATTTAAGAGCTGGGTCTTTTAATAAATTCATAAAACCACCAGGGTTTTGTTTTGCAAATATTAATATATCCCTTCTTAATTCAGCTGTTGTAACTTTTGATACATCATTCTGAAATAAAACTCTAGCTACGTTTTCAACTTGTTCAACTGTTAGCTGTCTTGCTTCAATTAAAGCATCGACTTCTAAATTTAAGTCTTCAACTAATTCAGCAGCTTCTTTTGCTTTGTTGACTTCCACAAATATTCTTCCTTTCCCTGGATGTAAATCCATGAACTTTTGAAGTACCTGATTATTCTTTGGCACGTGTAAGAATCCATCTTCAAATACAATTGGCTCAACAATAGCGTTATCATCTTGCTCATCTTGAAATGGAGAGTTTTGGTTTCTTGCATATCTAAGAGGCCTATTAAGACCTGTGTCCTCATCAAAGTGTAACAGCGGAAACCTTGTTGTATGCCTTGATGCTAATATCAAAGATAAGGGAGCTGTTTCTCTTGTAAGTTTATATTGTTTATCTACGAACTTTGGAGTAGATTTTTTGGGAGTAATTTTAACTGTGTCCATATTAGGACTTGTCTTTTCTTTTTTCATTTGATTTAATTTAATTTAAAATTTAAAAAAGGGGCACATTGCTGTACCCCTTGTAATTAAGTATTAGTCTTGGAATAAGAAGAAGTTGTTTGCACCTAAAGTACATACAGCTCTCTCAGACAAGAAGTTTACTTGCATGTTATCGATATCTGACGTTGCAGCACCACCAGCAGAACCAGTAATCCAAGTCTTATATCTTCTGTCTTCAGTTTCTGAAGCTCTATATCTAACATGTAAGAAAGGTCTCTTAGCGTTTTTACCAAGAATTTGGTCATAAACACTTGTAGAACCAGCTGGAACTAATAGTCCATTGATTTTACCTGAACCTGCACCTGATGGTAAACCACCTCTCATTGTAGGGTCGTTTAAATATTTCCAATCAGTCTTATAGAAATCGTATCCTCTTCTGAATCCAGAGAATCCTAAGTTCAATGCCATTTCTTCGTCATTGTCAAATAGACCGTAAGAAGTACCACCCGCTCCGTAAGAGTTTTGAGCAGCTAACATATCGTCCATATCAAAAATGAATTGTCTGTTTGCAAAAATTACATTTTCTTCAATAGCTCCTTGTTTGTCTAATCTACTAATGATTGAATCGAAGTCTGCTAAGGTAGTTGGATTACCACCGTCCCAGATGTTTCCTCTTTGAGAAACTGCATAGAAAATACCGTCTGACCCAGCACCTGGGTTAGCAGCACCACCTGCGCTTCCTAAGATTGCAGCAGCTCCAGAGTTTTGCTCTGCAGGTACAGCTTCAATCATAGCTGTTTCTAAATAGTCATCGAATCTTAATCTTGTTTCGTGCTCAGATTTTAAGTACCAAAGGTAACCAGTAGCACCATCTTCAGTAGTAACTTCTACCCATCCGATTTGAGCCATATCAGAACCAGCTACGTTATACGTATCTTTAATAATGATTGGTTTGTTATCGAAGATAAAGTCATTAGCTTCTAATGAACCTACCATACCTGCTGTTCCTTTTTTAAATTCTGAACCGTAAATAAACACTGTAACATCTGCGTTACCTGCTCCAGTACCTGAAGTTACTAAACCACCTGCTTCATAAAAGTCAGCTGTGAACTGTCCTTTACCACCACCGGCATTGTTTACTGCACTTACAACTGCTTTGTTAAGACCTGAACCATCGTTTTGAACAATCACTACTGTTTGTCCTACTCTGATTACTTGCTCAGCAGTCGCTGGGTCGATTGCATCGTTTACCTGAAATATAGCTTGGTCTTGACCTGCTGCTACTGCAGTACCTACTTGTGTATATTTCGTGTGTAACCTACCTTGTTCAGCCCATTTGATAAGGTCTGAGTTTGTAGGCATTTCCGCTCCTACCATTCTTAAGAATGAAGAAATCGTTCTATTACCGTATCTTTCAAATTCTTTTTCATACGTATCAGGAAGATACTGATTTAAGAAATCAAAATTTACAATATAGTTTTGGGCTGTTGGAGTTCTTTCTGAACTCGGAGTCAACGCGAATGTTGGCGTTGCTTTTACTTGTCCTGCCATGTTATATTATTTTAAATTATTATTACGTTTTTTTTATACTCTTAATTCGCAGTCCTTTGCTCGAAGGCTGAGAAACTGCTTTCACTTGAAAACCTGATTTGACAGAAACTTCTGGTGCACTACGCTCAGTCATATTGACATTTTTTGTTTTACGCATTACATCATCTGTTGCCTGGGATTTACCCTGTTCATAGAAGAACTGAGCAAACTTCTCAGGATTCATTGCAATTGCTAAAGATTTATGGTATCCTTCTGCATCTTTAATAAAACCACTAGAATCCAAATATTTATTTACAAAATTAAGTGGAGTCTCTTGAGCTTTTCTAAGTTCAGAAGCACTACCTGGGGAATACACTATTTCATTTTCTCCTATATTGAATTTAAAACCTTTAAATTCGGAGCTGAATACCTCGTCGCTTTTTTTAACGAACCATTCTCTTTTCTGAACAGCATCATTCTGTTGAGCTTTAGCTGACTCTAAATATTGCCTATACTCTATAAGTTCTTCATTATTAGCAGTGGCAGAACTTTCCCTTGACTCAAGGGGCTGTTTGTATTGTTCCTGCTGTTGTTTTAAAAACCTTTTAGCTTTAGCAATCTCTTTTTTCTTTGCTAGTTTTATTTTTTTAATTTCATTTGGTTCATGAACTTCTTCGTCATAAACAAAATCTTCCATTAACATATCTATATCTTCAGAGTCTAAACCTTCTTCAGTTATAGAATAATATTCACGTAGCAAAGCGTCTGGACTTAAATCAGTGTAATCTCTTTGCAGTTTTGCAAAGTCATTAAAACCACGTCCAGTTTCTTTTTTATACTTTAGGTAAGCAGCAACGTCTTCAGGAAGCGGTTCGCTTTCTTTACGTTCACTAACCAAATCATCAATTGAATTGATTTCCTTACCGTATCTTTTTCCAATATATGAAAGAACTTCATCTTCATTCAATTCAGGTGGAGTCTGTGTTTGTGGAGGTTGTTCTTCAACAACTTCTTCTACAGGTTTCTCCTCCTGTACATTTTCTGTTTCTTCTTTTACTTCAACTTCTTGCTGTGGCTGTTCTTCAACCTTTACTTCAGTTGTTTCGACTTGCTCAGTTTGTGACTGAGTTTTCTCCTCATGCTTATCAAGGAGTTCTTGTTCTATTTGTTGAGACGACTTTTCTTCAGCCGTTACTTCTCTTACTTTAATATCCATTTGATTTAATTTAATTTAGTTGCAAAGTTACGCAAAATATAAACATATTATCTTGGTTCAAATTCAGCTAAATCAAATCCATCCAATGTGTCTTCGTTAGACTCAAAGTTTTTCGGAGGTAAATTATTTTTACGCTGATTTATTAATTCAGATTGTTGTGTATTTTGCTGACTTATTCTGTTACTTTTCGCTTGCTCCTTCTCATCCTCTCTAGTAGATATTTGCTGCTGTGTCATTCCTTGAAGCTGTAAATTATAGTTAAACTCCTGTTGCATTAACTGAGCTTTTAATTGTGCTTCCGCTTTTTGCTTTTCTATTTCAAACGCAACATCAGCTTGTCTATACTTCATTTTAGCTTGCGTTTCCATTTCAATCTTTTGCATCGCAGTTTGTGCAGCCATTTGTTGAGACTGTAATTGTTGTTGTGAGACCATTGCTTGCTTTTGCATCTCTCTCTTTTCATCAGCTTCTTGCTTAGCTTTACGTTTTACTTTAAGTAATTGGTTGGCAAGTTTAAGATTTTTAATCTCACGTATATCAATAGCATCTTCAAGATTGATATCGCCTTTTGATAATGCCATTTGAATATTCTGCTCAAGCATAGCTTTTTGTTCTTCATCTGGAGACAACTCAATAAAGACTCCAAAGTCATATATGTATAAATCAGATATTTCTCCAAGTATACTAACATTGTATTTTCCTATTTTATTTATAAAGTCATCTTTGAAATCAGAGTATTCTAAAATATCCGCTACCCTATAAGTTAAAGCTTCCGCTAACGTTCTATATATGTAAAGACTTCCATCTAATATATGGCGAGTAGCGGTATTAGAACTTAATGATGCTAACTTTTGAACGCCTACTAAAGCATCAGAGTTGGCAATTGTACCGTCTCTCGCTTCATTTAAGCCTGTTACAGCTCGAATCATATCTAAGTAATGGTTAAGATTACCTATAAGCATTTGTGCCTTAGAAGCTCCTGAGTTGCTTGTAAGCTGTTGTATGGGAATTTTACCTTGATTATAATCTCCTTCTTGCGTATAGCTTCTACCAATAACCGAACCTGTTTGGAAATAAAGTCTTAATGCGTCTTCTGGATTATATGCCGCTCCTGTTCCTAAATCAACTTCGTTTAAACCATCTGCGTCTATATACACCCCATCAGGAACTGTTCTAGCTATAACCTGTTGTAGTTTTAAATGAGTCATCTGAATTAAATCAGCGTAAGGTATCATTCTTCTTACTAATGACTCAATAACTCCTTTATACATTCTTGGAGCTACAGCCACATAATTAGGTATTGCATGTTGAGATGAAGACTTAGGTCTTACCATGTTTTTAGCAAGCTCCCACTTTAACACTATGTTTGTTCCCATCACCATAACACCGTCATACCACACATCAATAGTTTTTTCTACTTTCTCGAAATTGTTTTCTTCCATCATGTCTACTGGAGGATTGAAAGTGTCTTCCTTTTCAATCATTTTAATATTACCATTGTCATTAACTTTTTTCTTATAAACCATCTTCTTTGTGGTTTTATAATTAAAATACATTAATGTACAAGTGTCACGATAGAATATATCAT